TAAAAAATATATTAGATACCAGTCAGGTAAAGGTATCATGTATACAACGGGTGCCTTGTTTGCACCAAGTTATGATTTATTAGAAGTTACAGCAGATGCAACTGCAATAGGTTCATTTATTAATGTAACTACAGATGATGTTGACCACGGACTACAGGTTGGTGGACAAATTAAATTGATTGGTATTGAAACACCAGGATATAACGGACCATACACAATCGCAAGTATAACAAGTGAACGTACATTTAGAGTTATTGCAACTACAGACTTAGGTAGTGTAACTCCTGTGTTAAGTCCAAAGGCTCAAGTTTCATTATTATACTGGCATGGTGCAACTGTACGTTCAGGTGCATTTGATGACCAGAATGGTATTTTCCAGGAATACGATGGTACTAACTTTAATGCTGTACAAAGAACTTCAACATTACAGCTATCAGGTACAATCAGTATTGGTGTAGATTCAAACGCAATCACAGGTATAGGAACAAGATTTAGAGATCAAGTAAAAGCAGGTGACAGAATTGTTATTAAAGGTATGACACACGTTGTATCACAGGTAGCAAGTCAAACAGCAATGAACGTAACTCCAGACTTTAGAGGTGTAACACCAGCAAGTGGTGCCAAGTTATGTTTAGTATTTGATAAGAAAACAAAACAAGCAGACTTTAACAAAGATAAATTAGACGGTACAGGTTCGTCAGGTTATATCATGGACATCTCTAAGATGCAGATGATTGGGATTCAGTACAGTTGGTACGGTGCTGGATTTATTGACTGGATGCTACGTGGTGATGATGGTAACTTTATTTTCTATCACAGAATGAGAAACTCAAACATTAACACAGAAGCATATATGCGTACAGGTAATATGCCGGTTAGATATGAAGTATCCAATGAAGGTCCTAATGATAAGTTAGCGGCTAATATGGACGATACACAATCTACTATACCATTGGAAGATGCTTCATTCTTCCCAAGCACAGGTACAGTTATAATTGATAATGAGATGATTCAGTACACAGGTGTTAACGGAGATACGTTAACAGGTTGTACTAGAAGTGCTCCATTAACAAACTATGCCGCGGGTGCAACAAGAACATATACGGCAGGTGTTGCCGCAACGCACACAACACGTACTGGGGTTATATTGATTAGTAATACTATTACACCAATCATATCACACTGGGGATCAGCTTTCCAAACAGATGGTGGATTTGATAGTGATAGAGGTTATATCTTTTCATATACTTCCACAGGTAACGTTATTTCATCAACAAGAAATACTGTGTTCATGTTAAGATTAGCACCTAGTGTATCAAACGCAATCGTTGGTGACTTAGGTGAAAGAGAACTATTAAACAGAGCCCAGTTGCTACTTGAAGGTATTGAAATTACATCAGATGGATCATCAGGTGGTACACCAATTACAGGTGGTATTGTTGTTGAAGGAATTTTAAATCCGCAAAACTATCCAACTGATCCAGGTGACGTTGGTTGGGCACCATTAACGGGTTCAGCGGCTGGTGGACAGCCAAGTTTTGCACAGATTGCCCCGGGTGGATCTGTTGTATGGTCAACAGGTGCAACTCAGATTATTAAAAATGCAACCACTGTTGCAGAGATGACATTAGATGTTATAAAGACTGGTAATACAAATAACTGGATTTATCACAGAATTACAAATGCTTCGTATACTACAGCGATTGCAAATGGACTAACTACAGGTTTAACAGTTACAGCAACTGGTAACGGATCACCATCCGACTTCCCAAGTGGTACAACACTAACAGAAATTTTAGATTGGTACAATCCTCCATACTTAAGATTTAATAATAGAAACAGTGGCGGTCAGGTTAGTAACAATGAAACTATTACTATGTCTATTAACCCAACAGGTGCATTAAGCGGTACTAACTTCCTTTACTTTACAAAAGCAAGTTGGGAATCAACAGGTGCTATTGCAGGTACTGAGGTAAGTGACAGTAACTTCCCAGGTGGAACATACGTTTCTGGTGTACAGGCAGGAGCATTTGGTGGTGTTGATTATTATAGAATTACATTTACACAGAGTTCATTGGGTAACATTACAGCAGGTACAAGTATAGGATTCTTATTTGGACAACCTCCATATGCACAGCCAGGTGAAACAGTATTTTCATTTATTGCTACGCCAGGTTCAAGTTCAGCACTAGACTTAGGTACATTGAAAGAGTTGACTAATACTACACTAGGTGGTAGAGGTACTTTTCCAAATGGTCCAGACGTTTTAGCAATTAACGTTTATAAGGCGGCTGGTGCAGATACCAATGCGAATATTATTATACGTTGGGGTGAAGCTCAGGCGTAATTATTTTACGTTGAAGGCAATAACAGTTCTAATACAATCTTTTCTACTAGGTAAAACAGTATGTTTCAAGTAACTAGGAAACATTAGTATTCTTCCTTTAATAGGTTGGTATACATATTCTTGCCAAGAGTAAGGTGAATTTTCTCTCATTGTGTGTCCGTATTCAACAAAAGGATTTGGATTTCTAAACATTATTCCGCCTGCACTTTCATTTGCACGTACATAATACACACCACTAATCTGTCCTACGTTGTGATGATGTTCATTATGAATGTCACCTTCTTTATAATCTTGTGTCCACCAATTATATGAATAGCCTTCTTGTATTCTATTCATTGCATTTTTATTTTGATAATCTCTAACACACATATCTATTTCTGATTTTAATTCAGGTGTGTCGTATTTTAGATCTATAACTTTATCTTTTTCAAAATAGTCAGTGGCATGAGGTGCGTTCTCATCTGGTCTTTGTAATTTATCTACACGTTCTTCTACAAGTTTTTCTACATGGTCAGCTATAGAAGGAGCAACATCATGTACAAGTATACCGGTTGGAAATATATTTTCGTATTTCATTATAGTGGCACGTAATAGTTTAATGGGTTACCGCCTGGCATAAAGTTCCCAGGTTGGTTTGTTCTTATATTGTCTTGATGTAATTGTAAACCGACCTTAGGTGCCGGATTAACTTTAGGTGTCTGGATATGTTGTAGCATAGTATCAATAGGTTGAATATTAAATGCGACGGTAATACGTGGTTCTTCTTCATGCCACTCACTTATTCTATGTTCAATGTTTGTTGAATGTGTAATTAATAATTGTCCGTCTTTGTTTTCTACCTTCTCGGCCACGTCTTCCGTTCCTACTTCTCTGTATTCAGCATAACTTGGTTCACAGTTGATACCTAATATGCCATGAAAGCAATCAACACCGCCACCATAATCATGACCATGCCAATTTAATACTTCACCTTTGTTAGGCCAATAGTTTAACCAACCTACTATCCAATACCCTTTTCTTGAATCATGAAGTACTTCTTCTTTAAAGAACATTTGTATATCTTTATACAAATTAAATATGTCAGGCATTGTGCTTGAGAATAAATTATAATGTGGGCTACAAGCAGTACATAAGCTAGGGTGTGGTGCGTTTGCTAATCCATTAGGTATAGCAATCTCGTTAGCAATTTGATTTGCTAAGAACTTTGAGGTATGGACAAAACTATCCTTGTTGTGGCTGAGCTGTTTCTTGTATACTAACATCTGGTTCTTTCACGTCTTGGCTGTCACCAGGTAGTATTCTATAGTTGTCTTCGATTGAGTCAGGTGTACTTACTTCTGTAATTGAACTGCCTGCTTCAATGGCTTCTAATTGATGTGGCATTAACGGAGGATTCCTCCAAGTATCACCTGCCTTGATAACAACTTCCATGGGTTGTGCCTTAGCAGTATCGATATATCTTAACTTAAAACTACCTTGGTTTACAAACCAACTTTCATCTTTCTCTTTATGAAAGTGCATAGACATTTTGGATCCTGGCTTTTCAAAAACCATAATTTTTCCACAGTATAAGTCATTGGTTGCCCAAATTAATTCGTATCCCCAACCTTTATCTACCTTACCACTATGTCTTGCTGGCATCTATATACTCCTGTATAGTCTTAAACTTATAGTCACCTATACTATTAATTAGTTTTGAATTGTCTGCACACGTATAGAACTGATACTGTCCAATTAAGTTTGCAGGCATAGGAACATATTCAATTTCTGCTTTGTGTTTCTTTGCATACCCTTTAGCTATGTCACTAAAACTAGGTGCTGTTCCTGTTCCTAGATTCCAAATTCCTGTTTCATCTACATGGAAAAACTTTTCAATGATTTGACAAATATCTCCAACCCAAATAAAATCTCTATGTATTCTATCACTGCCTTCAAACAGTGAAATCTTTTTTAAATTTTTAGCTTGTAAGTCAAACTTACCAAAGACACTTTGTTGTTCACCCTTGTGTTGTTCGCCTTCTCCATACGCATTAAAGATTCTAAATCCTTGCACGTTAATCATGTACTCGGGTATTTCCATTACAAGTTTATCAAATAGATACTTGCTCCAAGCATAAGCATTCATTGGATATATGTTGTCAGTCTCTTTTATTTTTTCGACTTGGTAATGGCTTTGTGTATCTCCATATACACTAGCACTTGAGGCATACATAAAAGTTGTGCCATTGTCATTACATAACTGTAAAAGTCTTTGACTAAATTCTAGGTTCTGTGTTAAAACTTTTTCTACATCTCTTTCTGTAGTTGAACTTATTGCTCCAAGATGTACAACTCTATCATAAGGTGCAGGATCAGGTACCTTGTTTGGTTCCCATTCAAAGCCTTCTACTTCATGACCCATGTGTTGTAAATATGAACATAGGTTCTTTCCAATAAATCCTTGGTGTCCTGTTACTAATACTTTCATCTGTGTCCCTTGAATGCTACTTGATTATGTCTTGGATCTTGTTGCTGTCTAATTTTTTCTATTGATTCTGTTGTGCTATAGCCTTCAATAATAGGAAAAATTTCTACTTTGGCAATGTCATTTCCTACCACTGTATCAGTTGTATAATCACCACCTTTTACTATTACGTCAGGTTGTATTTCCTTTATAACATTGTATGGTGTATCTTCTTCAAATATAACTACATCATCTACAAACCCTAATTCTAACAATGCTTCTTTGCGTTTCTCTTGACCGTTAATGGGTCTTAAATCGCCTTTTAAACGCTTAACAGAAGAATCACTATTAATGCCCACCACAAGGCGTTTTCCTAGCGTGTGTGCGTGTCTAAGTAGCTTTAAATGGCCAGTATGCAGTATATCAAACACCCCATTAGCCCATACGATATTGCGTTCCAAATCGTCTTGTTGTATTATAGCAACACCCCGTTTTTCAACGATTCTAGCCGCGGCATAACAAGCCAATTTACAGGCATCAAATATGTCCATACCCTTATCAATACCATAGGCAATAACTGCCATTACAGTATCTCCTGCACCAGTTACATCTGCAACTTCTTTTACAGGTTCACTAAAATGTTTGTACTCGTCTAGTATGTTTAGTACGTGCATACCATTAGCACCATCAGTAACAACTAACCAAGTCCAGCTATGTCTTTGCATTTGTCTAAGAGCATCTGCTTGATTCCATTTACCAAACCATGCTTCGTATTCTGCCATGTTTGGTTTAACAAGATATGCTCCATGATAAAAGTTTGCATCTTGTTTTGGATCAACTAAAATCTTTGCTTCTTTGCTTAATAAGTTTGCTACTGTATCTCGTCTTACAGTACCCTTTGCATAATCACTTACGCAGATAATATCATTTTTCTTAATGTATGTTTCTAGTCTATCGTTTGCTTGATCACCAGTGTACTGAACTTCTCTATCCCAACGTACAATATGCTGTCCACCTTTTGCAACTAGTCTTGTTTTTGTTGTTGTAACATCTTGGTCACCGGCCATTTGACATTCTAAGTTTTGTTTTAATAAAAGTTCTTGTAACTTATAACCTTCTTTGTCATGTCCTGTAACACTTATTAATGTTACGGTTGATCCTAAACTTTTTATATTGAGTGCTAAATTTCCTGCACCACCTATTGACCATTCTTGATGATCTTCTAATAACACAGGTACAGGTGCTTCTGGTGACATTCTATTTGCTTCACCGACTATCCATCGATCTAACATTATGTCGCCGTAGACTTTTATCATTTACTTCTCCATTAATGATACTAATTGGAATACAGTTTGTAATTTTGTTAAGTTTGATTTGCTTTGTAATGTGTTACGCAATCCTTGGTGTAATGGCTTTGGCCAATTACCAAAACTTACCCAAGCATATCCATTATGTTCACCATTTAGTGTTGGAATAAATTCTTCTTTTATAACACAAAGATACGTATGGAAATTAAATTTTTCATCGTTACTTACAAAAGTTTCTAGTGGAATTGATTTAATAATTTCAGGAGTTTTTCCAACTTCTTCTTTTATTTCTCTCAACAATGCCTGATATGGAATCTCTTCTGATTCATTAGTTCCACCTACTAGTCCCCAAACATTGGCTTGTCTGCTTTGTGATCTATGCAGAAACAAAAACCTTTGGGTATCTAAGGTATAGAAGAGGGCACCACTACAAATAATCTTACTCATATAACTACTTATTTAGAGTACTAGGCGCCAGGTTCCTTTTCGATACTCGCCTTCAAACGTAAGCAACCATTCTGCTCCGTTCCATTTGTATTGGATACCTGTATTTAAATTGGTTGTATATGTTACTTCTGGTACTGTTGAATCTTGACCACTGTTTGCACTAGCATCAAATACTATTTCCCAGTCATTACCATTCCACTCAATTATATCATTTTCGTTAGCTATTAGATCGCCACCTGCACCTTTCCAAGCATCTGGTCCGTCTGCATTTTCTTTAGAACCTACATCTCCTAGTAACAATACTCTAACACCGTCACCTTTGATATTTGTTGGATTAGTTTTTAAAGGATCTATGATTGCATCAATAGTACCTTTTGTAGAAACAGGACCAACTATAACTGTGTTTGTAGGTATAGTATCTTCGTCCCAATTAACTATAATTTGTGTTTCGTCTAAGCTGTTAACAGCAAAAGTTCCTACTACTGGTGCAGTAAATCCTTCTCTGTCTAAATAAATTTTACTTAATGAAGCTCTGTAAATACCTGGCTCTGCATCTAATACTGTACTCCATTGTATGTCACCTGACACACCGTTCTTACCAAGCTGTACAACATTGTTAATTACTATTGCATCATAACCAGCCGCAGTTGAAACTGCCAAGTGTGCAGTAGACTTGCTTTGTTTACCTGTACCAGGTTTACTTACTGTGCTAGTATCAGAACCTTTCATGGTGTTATCATAACTATCGTCATATGCTTGTAGTTCAGGCATACTGCTACTTAGGTCAACAGTACCTTTGCTTTCATCAAATATGCTCATTATAACATTTGTTATAACACCTAGCTTTTTAACTTTAGCAGGTGGACTAATATAAATTGGTGTGCTAAATCCTAGTGTAGCAACATCAATGTCTGATTCAGTTCCTACAGGAATACTTCTTGAACTAAAGTTAATGTTTTCTAAATTAACAACTGATAAAGAAGTCCAGTCTACATAGTTGTCTGTTGTTTGTATTTCTAAACTTGGATTGAACAGCATTAATATCTGTTCCATGATTTGTAATTTTTGTTCTGTGTTTGTTGACCAAATATCTGCTGATAATTGCAAAGTATAAGGCGTAGGCATTAAACGTTCTACTGTGTAATTCTTACCTTGTGTGTTTAAATATTCTTTACCTGTATTATCATATTCACGTTCTCTTAAATGTATCTTACCTGTGTATGTAGAGTCAGCAGTTCTTGTTCTATCCATCTCCATACCAGTAACGTGTACACCTATACGAGGAGCACTTGGAATTTTGTTTTCTGAATTATCTCTAATCAAATGTCCTACTTGTCTAGTAATGTCACCATACATAACAGGAACCTGTACTAACGCACCTTTACCATCAGCATAAGAGAAGTTACTCATTAGGCGAATAATCTGCGTAATGTATCTTCTAATTTGTCCGTCGTAAAAATGTTGCATTATCTTTTACACCCACAATCTCTAATAAAGAAATGCACAACTGCCATTGTAAACCACATCCATGTCATTTCACCTACACCAAGTAAGCTAGGCCCGTGGTTCATATGTCCCATGTCATTATTTAAAAATATAACACCTAAAATTAAAAATAGCAATCCTGCAAATTTATGTCTCATTAATTATCGCTCCTTGGCTTTAATGCCTTACTGACAGGTTGTCGTTCTTTAACTGTTTCTCCGCCAATATTAGTAGTTGTTGAATTGTTTATAAATGTACCTTTTTGTGTATTCTTAGTATCAGTGTTAGACATATCAACTCTTACATTATCTTCCATTTTGGTCCAACGTTGTCCGTCAAACCTAAACAATCTATTTGGCATAAAGTCTGTCCTTAAAAAGTAATCACCTTTGATTTGATTAAGTGGAAAACTTCCACCATGACCAAATGCTTCACCATTTGGTGCAATACCATCACCTAACAAGTAACCATCGTAACCTGATCTTTCTGGTGTTTGGTTAACT